CTTTTTCAGCTTGTTCTAATTGTTCTAGTGGTGTTTCGAGGGCATGACCCACTTCGTGGATAGTCATTAACTCTTGAATTGGTTTAGACATTTCCTTCCAAATAGGAAGTGAAAGTACACGATTTTTAACATCAAAAGATGCTGTAGATTGATTTTTGTTTTGTACAAAAATATCTTCTTCAGCAAGTAGTTTTGCAATGGTGGATAAGTCTCTCATAACTTTTCTCTTTTTTTATTCTATGTTACCATTATACATGATATACAAAGCAAAGTCAAGGGCTTTTAAGATTTATTTTAAAATAAATTTGTGATTACTATCACGATTTTACATGAAATCCATAAGTGGTGAAGTTGTTTTTATTCGTGATTCGCAAATCTTAAAGTATTCTTCGTCTTTTTCAATACCTATAAAATCAAACCCCTCGTCTTTTGCAGCCATTCCTGTAGAACCACTTCCCATAAATGGGTCAAGAACTATACCACCTTTTGGTGTTACAAGTCGGCATAGGTATTTCATCAACTCAACAGGTTTAACTGTTGGGTGGGTGTTCAATCTCATTGATACTTTATTATGTTTAGTTCCATCACCATCAGCAGCAAAATCTAAATTTCCTCTTTTTAGTTCTGCTTTTGCTTGGTTACCCCACGCTATAGGTTTTGCAGTAAAGTTCTCTAGTCCTCTGTTTCTCTCTGCACTTGATGTCTTAGGACAATAGAAAAATCTTGCAGCTGAACCCTCATCATCATATGCTTGAAACTCTTTAACCTCATTATACTTACCAAAAACATCATTTGTTTTTTGTTTGTCAATAGGTTTAACACTTCCAGACTTGCCTGTTTGTGGAAACTCTTTTGTAATCACATCACTTCCATCATGCATAACATTTGCTGGAAATCTACCTCTTGGGTCTGCATCTGCATATTGTGTTCCCTCTGCTTTCATACCAGAGTTTCCATCTGTCCAGACTCCATCTTCACTTCTAGATTTACGAACTACCTTTTTTCTTTCTGCACCATTTGCTTCATTACCCTCTATCCTACAACCATCAATGTTAATTGCACCAGTGCCATGTTTTAATACGTTATCTACAATAGACTTTTCTGATAGAGGTTTTCTCGCCATTACGATAGGTTCGTGTGCTGGTTTGAGTGCAGTTCCCCAACCCTCGTATTCATTCATTATTTCTCTATATTCATAATCACCTCTGTCTGTGTTAAGATGATTCCAACCACTTTTCTGTCCAATGTCAGATGATGTAACTTTGCGTGTACCAATCACATCTCCTTGAACACCATTCTTTTTATCTATCGCCTTACCAATATTCAAACTCTTTGGAAATCCACTTCCATATAACCACATCATCTGGTCACGAATTTCAAATCCAGCATCTTCTATTGCAACTGCCATTCTGTGATAATTACGAGAAGCAGAAAATCCAAGTAGATAGCCGCCTGGCTTCAGAAGTTTCAATGCAAGTTCCCAAGTTTTTGGATTGAACGCAATACCTGTTGAATCCCAACTCTTACCCATGAATCCAAGTTCGTATGGTGGGTCGGTAACAACTGAATCCACTTGTACACCATCATCAATTAGTTTCTGCATTTCTTTAATGCAATCTCCGTTAATCAGTAACATTATTTATTCCTTTATATGGCTAAAATTTTTCTCTTTAATAAATTTAATTGTGCTTCTAAATTTATCAGCAAGTGCATCTTGTTTGTGTGATATTACAAATACATTTTCATCATTCAGAGTTCCCAATATTTTTAGAAACTCATCTGTTCCTGTTCCATCAAGTGAACTATCGAATATCTCATCTAAGATAAGTAAATTTGTATTCGTTGAATTTTTCATCTTTGCAATAGCTCTCCAAGTAAAGAGTAGCGCAAGGTCAATTCTCATTTTCTCACCTTCACTAAATGATGCATAAGAAAACTCATCACGATGTCTTGACTTTATTGTTTCTTCAAAGTTTTCATCTAGTGTAAAGTTAACATAAAATTCCATTGATGTTAGATACTTGTTAATCAACTTATTCATAACTGGCAGATATTGTTTAATGATTTTAGTCTTAATGCCAGTATCCATCAACATACTTTTTGATGCTTCAAAATAAGTTTTATCTTCTTTTAGTTCAGTCCTGCGATTACCAATCACTTTTACATTTTTATTTAATTCTTCAAGTTTATCGAGGTCTGATTGACCAACACCATCTTTGACAAAGTGTTCAATCTCTGTTTGAAGTTTAGCATTAAACTTTTCTAGTTCTACAATAGATTGTTGTATTGTTGCAAGTTTAACAGAGTTACTTCTAATATCACTAGTAATGTTTTTAATCTCATTTGTTCTATTAGAAGCTTTGGTTAATTCTTCTTTTAATTTACCCATACCAAATTGTAGTTCTTCAATATCAGACCTTTTAGATGTGACAATACCTTCTTTAAAAACTTCATCAATATGTTGTTGACAGGTAGGGCAGTCTTCATTAGTTTCAAAGAACTCAATCATTTCCGAATGTGATTTGTGTTTTTCATTTAGTGTAGCTTTTATTTCTTTTAGTTTAGAAAGTTTAGTTTCAGCAGAAGCCTTATCTGATATTGTTTTTAATAATTTTTCATCTAAAAGTTGCAAATCAGTTTTTTCTTTATTTCTCTTAAATATTTCTTTTTCATTGTTGTTAATCAAATCTTGTTTTTGTTTGATAATCTTATCTTTATTGTCTTGTAAATCAGATATAAGATTTTCTTGTAAACTGACCTTTTCTGTTTCTAAGTTAAATTGATATTCAATATCACGAATATCATCAAACACAGTTTTTAGTTTTTGTTTTAGAATCATATTCATTGTGGAGAAGATTTGTATGTCAAGTATTTCCTCAACAACTTCTCTACGATGTCTAGCCTTTAATTGCATAAATGGTATAAATGTTGAACTACCGAGAATAACTACCTGTGTGAAAGAACCATAGTTTAGTTTTAGAATCTGTTGTTCTAAAATCTTCTGGTAATCACGAGCATTTGCTTCTTGGTTAATCATTTTACCATTCTTGTAAATCTCAAATTTATTTGGTTTAATACCACGAATAACTTTGTATTTTATTGAACCAATAGAAAACTCAACTTCTACAATTGCAGCTGAATTGTTGATAGAGTTTACCAATTGATTTTTACTAATAGAACGAAATGGTTTACCAAATAATCCAAAACATAATGCATCAAGGACAGTAGATTTTCCTGCACCATTTTCACCAATGATAAGTGTTGTTGGGTTTCTATCTAATTGTATTTCTGTAAATTGATTGCCAGTGCTTAAGAAATTCTTAAATCTCACATACTTAAAATTAATCATATTTGTAGGTCTTGAGCTTCCATATAAATTTGTCTCTGTAAATTTTTAAGTCTTCCTTTGTCTAAAGAAGTTTCTATATCATCAATATACAGATTTAAAATTGTCATTGTATCTTGTGTGTTTTCAACAATATCGTCTGATACTGTATTTGCGTCTAAGTCTGAAAAGTCCTCTATGACTTTGACTTCATAGCAATCTGCTCGAAGCAACTTATCAACAAATTGGTCAAACTGATACAAATCTTTTTTGTTAACAACAATAACTTTAACATAGTTGTCTTTGTATTGAGTAATATCGTGGTCTTTGTAATTAGTAGTGATATCATCATAATATATTTTCTTATATATTGTTAGAGGATTTACGATACGATCTAGTTGCCGTGTTTCAGTATCAAAGATATGAAATCCTTTTTTATCTCCACAATCATTCCAATAAATCTCATATGGATTACCGAGATAATAAATATGACCATCATCAGATTTAATGTGGAAATGACCACTAAAAACTGTATCAAACTTTCTAAACAAATCCTTAGCATATCCATTTTCGCAATGTACTCCTTTAATCATTTCAAAACCTTGAACTTCAAGGTGGCCCATTAAAATGTCTGCTTTTGATTTATCCATAGCAGACATAGTTTTAGCGTGATTAGACGCATTAATCCATGGCACTAACATAACAGGTAATCCATCAAGTTCAATTTCTTTTGCTTCTGGATAGATATGCACATTATCATATCTTGTGCCAATCAGTTCTGTTATTGAGTTTACTTCATTAGTATTTTTAAAATAGGTATCGTGGTTTCCAACAAGAATATGAAGCTGAATACCTAAGTCCGAAAATGGTTTGATAAACCTTTCTCTAAAATTCTTTGCAGTTCTATATGAAACAAACTTGCGTCTATCCATAATGTCGCCTAAGTGGAGGCAGTGTGTAATATTATTTTCTTTTAGATATGGAAAAAAATGTTCTTCATAAAATTTAAAAAAGTATTCACTAAAATTTTGATTATCATTTCTTGCACCAAAATGAGTATCGGTTATAATTGCTACTCGCACTTATCATTCTCCATAAAGTTTTCTAATCCTTTAGGTAATTTTTCTACAGCGTCTTTCTTTTTGGGTTTATACACAGCTTCGTCAGGCACCATTATGTGTGGGTCAAACCCACCCTCAATAGGATATATTGTATCGTCACCTTCATTATTAACACTCTGTATAAACTCTTGTGATTGAATCAACATGTGTTTTACATGAGTTTGCTTTTTCTCTTTTTGAATCCTACGAAGAAATGCATAGTAAATAATTTGAGTAAAATAAGAAAAAGGATTTTTAGATTTCTCTGGATTAAAGTTATGAATATATTGCAGACAATTTTCTATACCATCTGAAATCATTTCTTGACGATATGTATAGTTAATAAAATTAGGTCTATACGATAAACCATTTGCAATCTTTAGAAAGCACTCGCCTATATATTCTGTTACTCTGGGTTTGGATTCACCCATTTCTTCAGCTTCACGACATTCTTCTTTCCAATCAATCATCGCTTGATGAAAGACTTTGTTATCAACGTAATGAGCACCTTTTACTTTCTTTGTTGCCATAGTAAATTCCTTTTCATATTATTAGTAACCATTCTACACGAAAATAGTTGTAATGTCAAGTAGATTATTGTTTTTAATTAGATTAATTTAGCTAAATAATACAAGAAATTTTTATTTACCTATTGACAATACATCGAACTATATGTATAATAGGACTTGTCCTCTTTCAGATATAAAGCTTAGTGATATACATTGACATTAGACTTTTTAAATGAAGCAATTACTTCATCTATAGTAGAATCTTCATCAACTTCTTGTTTTATTATAGAATCAAGATCTTTATCAGTTGCTTCAACATCGCTTAATTCCATTCTTTCAATAGTTGTCATAACATATTCATAATATTTTATAAGACCAATACTCGCTGGAGTCATAATTACAATTGAGTTTCTTTCTATTTGAAATATGTTTTCATCAGAATATGGTTGCAACCACCTTCCTAAAGCTAAGGATTCAGATGCCCCATTGTCTGTAACTTTATTAATGGTTTCCATTTTTAATGGTTCAGTTATAAGTATTTGTGTGTCTTTTATTTCTAAAACTTCACAAACAATGTCTTCACCATTAGATAATTTTACAATTTGATATGACATCATTTTATCCTTTTCTCACTTATATTTATATACATCATAATGTAACTTTATTGACCTTAAATTCAAATTGTTCTTCTTTGTAAATCTTTAATCTTTGTTTAAAATGTCTGTATGTAAAGTTTGGAGAATTTGATTTGTATGTCACGTTATCAGCAATATCAAACAAACGAACACTTGATTTAAATTCTGATTGTCTAAGTCCTCTACCGATAGATTGTAAAACTCTAACTCTACTTTTCGATGGTGAAGCAAATACGATATTGTGAATATTACGAATATTAATACCAGTAGAAAAAGTACCATAAGATGCAACAATAATAGCGTTTTTCTCTTTTTCTGCAATAGCTCTTA